TTGTGGTTTTCTTGATCGTCATGAACGCTTGTGCGTAGTCATGCCACCCCGCATCAAACTCTAAACGGCCTTTAGCTATTACATTCATCGCTTTCATCACCAAAGTGGTTTTAACTTCTGGGGAATAACTGATCGCGCGCGCTGCAGGAAAGAAGTTTTTTACCAATTGATAAACCCCTGCCCCCATACCTGTTACATCAATCCCAATATAGGTGACGTTATATCGAACCGTCATTTCTTTAATCAATTTTGCCTGTTCTTCAAAATCTTTCTTTGGCCACTGGTGCTTCTCGATCACCCTGAATTTTCCACCCGGCACAGCAGGAGGTGCTATCACCACACATCCTGCGTTATCACCTGATAAAGCAGGGTCGTGTCCAATCCAAACCTCACGATCTCCAAGCGGCCTTGCAGCAAATGGTTTGAAATCCTCCCAAATCACCCAACTATCGACCATGCAACGCTGTAATTCAGCCAATTTGAATACACTGGCACCGTCATCGATAAACTCAGCCATGAATAAGTTGGCAAATTCTTCAACACTGTTTTCAATCTTCAACTGTTCAATATCGAATAGATTGCAACCACCTGCCAATGCATCTAACACGGTAACGATCTGTCGCCATTGGCCATCAGCGCCAAGATGTCCTGATTTCAAGGCATCATGAGTAACCTCAATGATCGATTGCTGTGATTTAGGTCTGCCTTTGTTGAATAGATCTCCATTCCAGAATGGATGGGCATCATGGTTCAAACTTGATGGCGTACTGAAATATGTTTGCCGCCAATGCTTATGAGCAGCCATACCAGCTGACACTTTGCGTAGCTCTTGGAATTTATTGATCCAGAAGTACTCATCTACATACAGATTGCCGTGATAACTCTGTGCCGTCTTTGAGTTAGTGCCCAAGAAATAAAGAGTGGCAGCATTAGGCAAGATGATTGGATCACCCTTTAATTCAACGTCCGCTTTATCTCTGGCGAATTGTTGAATGTACTGCTTGAACATGTGAGCCTGAGACTTACTGGCTGACAAGAAAATCTGATTGCGACCTGTTTCAAGTGCATCACATAGCGCTTCACGGGCAAAGTACCAAGTCGCACCAATTTGACGACTTTTAAGGATGTTCCGAATCCGGTGTATTAATCCGGCTTGATACCAAGTCCGCTGATATTCAAACTGCTCTTCTTTGAAAGCCGTCAGCAGCATGGCGTGCTGATCATCTGAGATAGGGTTCTTTTCAGGAGCCTTGCGCTTGCCGCTATTACGTTTTTCTACATTAGGATTAAGGTCTGCTTCATTCCCTGTCTTATCATGTTTACGCACCCTGCTTGCACGCTCTAATTGTCGACCTAACAAATCGATCTCTTTGAAATCCTTGCCCTCTTTCACATCCTTCATGATCAAAAGCATCATTCTGGCTTCCAGCGTCAGCTCAACCCGATCTGTTGGCGGGGTTTTATCCCACTCATCGCGCCTTTTCCAGCTATGGATAGTGGCTGGCTTTTCCCCTAAGACATTAGCAATGTGCGATACGCGGTAACCCTGCCAATACATGAGGCGGGCTTGCTTACGCGGATCGATTTCTGTCATCTGATTCATGGAGCAAGATTACAAGCGCCATGCAAGCGATATGCGGCACCCTTGTTCTGGTTTTTCTAACCAGAACATGAGGCCGTTGATTGAGATTAACTAATTAATGACCATGTGTTCATTCGTTGAAGCTAACCACTAATAGAGGTCTAAGATGCCAGTTACCAAATTTGTCCGTGTTGCAGTTGAAGGCGCTACCACTGATGGTCGTGTTATAGAACGCCAATGGCTTCAAGATATCGTTGACACATACAACACAGCTAAATTTGGTGCACGCATCTGGCTTGAACATCTACGCGGCATCCTTCCAGATAGCAACTTCAAGGCTTACGGGGATGTTTTAGAAGTCAAAACTGAAGAGATTGATTTCGACGGTGGTAAGCGTTTAGCCTTATTTGCAAAACTTGATGCAACACCAGAGCTAGTTTCAATGAACAAAGCTCGCCAGAAGATCTACACATCAATTGAGATTTCCCCTAATTTCGCCAAGACAGGCAAGGCATACCTTACAGGCCTTGGTGTAACAGATGATCCTGCCAGCCTTGGTACCGAAGCTCTATCTTTTGCCTCTACAGCAAAATCAAACCCTTTCAACAATCGCAAACAAGACAAAGACAACTTGATCTCTGAAGCGATTGAGGTAGCTCTGGAGTTTGATGCGGATGAGCCAACAGAAAATATTGGTACTGTTTTGCTCACAAAAGTAAAAGACCTGCTTGGCATCAACACAAAGAGCGCTGATGCCAATTTCACAGCAGTTAGCGATGCTGTGACTGTTATTGCTGAAAGCCAAAAGGATCTACTTGATAAATTCAATAAAGACTTTACCAAGGTTTCAAATGATCTAACTCAGGCCCTAGCAGACTTGCAAAAGATCACCACCGATTTCAATACCCTAAAAACACAGCTAGAAACTGAAGAGCAGCCTACAGAGAAACGTAAGCATGCAGCCGGCAATGGAAATGTTGAAAAAACAGATTGCTAATCAGCTTTAGACAAACGAAAACTCGATAAGGAAAGCCAAAAATGCGTAACGAAACCCGAATTGCCTACAATGCCTACCTAGCGCAAATTGCTGCATTAAGTGGCGTACCTAGTGCTTCAGAAAAATTCACTGTTGACCCTTCTATTCAACAAACCTTGGAAACCAAGGTGCAAGAAAGTAGTGAGTTTCTTCAAAGCATTAATATCGTAGGTGTATCTGAACAATCAGGTGACAAAATAGGCCTAGGCATTGGCTCACCAATTGCAAGTACTACTAATACAGATGCTGCAGATCGAGCCCCGACAGATGTTAGTACACTTGATGAGAATGGTTATGTATGTACACAAACCAACTCTGATACGTTCATCAAATATCAAAAACTTGATATGTGGGCAAAGTTCCCAAACTTCCAACAACTGTTGCGCGATGCAATCTTACGTCGCCAAGCTCTTGATCGAATCATGATTGGCTTTAATGGTACAAGTCGCGCCGCAACAAGCAACAAAGTAGCGAATCCATTATTGCAAGACGTTAACAAAGGCTGGTTGCAGAAGTATCGTGAATTTGCACCTGCACGAGTGATGACAGAAGGCGACACTCCTGATGTCATTCAGATTGGAGCTGGCGCTGGTACAGATTATAAAAACCTCGATGCATTAGTCGATGACCTCGTTAACAGTATGATCGAGCCATGGTTCCGTAATGATTCAGGTTTGGTAGCCATCATGGGGCGTGGCTTGTTGCAGGATAAGTACTTCCCACTAATCAACGTAACACAAGCGCCAAGTGAGCAATTAGCCGCTGACATCGTGCGTAGTCAAAAACGTGTAGGTGGTCTGCCTGCAGTAACAGTGCCTTATTTCCCAGAAGATGCGATCTTGGTTACCCGCTTGGATAACTTAAGCGTTTATTGGCAAGAAGGTGGTCGCCGCCGCACGGTGGTCGACAATGCCAAACGTGACCGTATCGAAAACTACGAATCATCAAATGATTCATACGTAGTTGAAGATTACGGCCTAGGTGCAATGGCTGAAAACATCTCTGTGATTTAATCATGAGACAGACTCCAGCCTCTAAGCATTTCCAGAAGGTGACCGCCGCTCTCGCATTAAAAGTCGAGACAGGAGATCGCCCTCTGGAGAATGCATCACAATATGATTTGATGCTTGGCAAGTTGGCCATAGACAAGCGTCGTCTATCTGAGCAGCAGTCTATGGAGCGTCGTGCCGAAATCAAGCGCGAGATACTTCCAGAATATGCTCCATGGATAAGCGGTGTATTACAGGGTGAAACTGGCGTTCAAGATGATGTTCTGGTCACAGTCATGGTTTGGTTCATTGACATCGGTGATCTAGAAAGCGCACTGAAGATTGCTGAATATGTACTCAAGTACAAGCTATCTATGCCTGATCAGTATCTACGCACAGCAGCTGTCGTGATTGCTGAAGAAGTCGCTGATCAATGCCTAAAACTGCGTCATGCGGGTAAATCCTTTGATATATCTTTGGTTCAAAAGACCATGGATATCACAGCTGATCAGGACATGCCCGACCAGGTGCGAGCTAAGTTGTTCAAAGTCCTAGGCTTATATATCTTTGAAAGCACAAACCTAGTACCAGAACATTTCCCTGACGATAAAACCCGTTTGGAATTCACCGTTAAAGCATTAACTCGTGCGGTCGATCTCCATACCCAAGTCGGTGTGAAGAAAGACCTAGAAAAAGCAACCCGAGATTTAAATAACATCACTGCGACTTAGCAGTAAACCGAGCGTACCCCGCACCTGATGGCGAAAGGTGAATTGAGTAGATTGTCTCCCTGCTCACTTCACCTTTCTCACCATCAAAATGTGGTGATTAAGGATCATTAAATGTCATTTAGCGAAACGGGCAGCAACCCTTCTGCCGATGAAACAGAAATCGTTAATGACGGCTTTTTCCCTAACATATCCCCTGCTATCGCCAGAGCTTCAATGCGTGTCGATGGCACCGCCACACCAGAACGTCTGCGTAGAGAATTGATTGAGGCCATGCTTAATGTCAATACGCAGCTAGCTAACTGGAAGGCCTCTCAAGTTGAACTTGGCTTTGCAAATCTTGCTGCGGTACCCGGCACAACAGTAGACCAAGTGAAAATCAATGTGCATCGTTACTTACGTGCGGTCTTTTGCTATGCAACAGCAACGATCAACGAGCGATATCGCAACTTTGACAGCACCAATGTGGGCAATAAAAAGGCCGACGATACAGAGCCGACCATTGATGATCTTCGCCGCGATGCATTCTGGGCGATCAAAGACATCCTTGGAATACCACGTAGCACGATAGAGCTAATTTAAATATGCAGGTAATGGCTATGCAAGGGGATTCAGTCGATGCGCTCTGCTGGCGCTTTTATGGCCGGACAGAGGGCATGGTCGAACTCGTATTAGAAAAGAATCAAGATTTAGCGAAGTTAGGCCACGAATTGCCGATTGGAACCATTGTGGATCTGCCGGATGAGCCGCCTCAAGCGAAAGCGCAATTGATACAACTATGGGATTGAGATGGACATTTACGACAGAGCAAGTGAACAGGAAGAAAAAGCAAGAAAGATAGCATTAACCCATAGAAAACCAGAATTAAAGGCGGTAGGTATTTGTTACAACTGTGATGAATCGATTGCGCCTAACGCTTGCTATTGCGATGGAGACTGCAGAGAAGATCATGAACTCAGAGAGCGACTTAAGAATGCCTGAAAAAGACCCAACGACTTATGCGTGGATCACCTACTTCTGGGTGTTTTTTCTATCAGGTTGGGGTGGCGTTGTGTCTTTTTTTAAAAAGGTAAAAGACGGTACCGCCCGGGCTTGTAATTTTACTGAGCTATTAGGTGAGATTTGTACTGCTAGTTTTGCAGGGATTATCACTTTCTATTTTTGTGAGGCTGGTGGATTCAATCCTTTGTTGACCGCAGCTTTTACAGGCATATCAGGGCACATGGGTTCACGCGCCATATTTGCACTTGAGCGTACCTTTGAAAGTCGATTTAACCCGGGGTACATACCGCCTGCACCTACAGAGCAAAAGGAAGAACATGACGACACTAAAGAAAGGTAGCACTGGCGATTTAGTCCGACAGCTTGAGCTTTTGCTCAAGAATGAAGGCTATGACGTCAAAGTTGATGCCATATTTGATTCTGAGACTGAATCGGCCGTTAAAAACTATCAGCATCGCATGGGTCTGGTTGTAGATGGCATCGCAGGCGATAAGACGATCAGCACCTTAGCACGCGGAAAGGATCCGCGACACCTATCAATGGTCGATATCAAAACAGCTGCTAAAACTCTGGGTGTACCTGTTGCATCGATTATGGCCGTCAATGAAGTAGAGAGTCTGGGCAATGGCTTTTTAACTGGTGATACACGCCCAGTCATTCTATTTGAACGACATGTGATGTACCAAAGACTAAAAGCACACAAGCTTGATGCTGAAGCTTTCGCGATCAAGTACCCCAATATCGTCAATCCTATACGTGGTGGCTATAAGGGCAACAGTGCAGAGTATATGCGCCTTAGTGCTGCTAAAACCATAGATCCGGTGTGTGCTCTTGAATCCTGCAGTTGGGGGGCATTTCAGATTATGGGTTACCACTGGAAAAATCTAAATTACGCTAGCGTTGGTGTATTTGTAGACATGATGACAGCAAGTGAAGCCAATCAGTTAGATGCTTTTGTCAGATTCATCAAGGCAGATTCCAATCTACTAAAAGCACTGAAAGCTAAAAAATGGGCTGATTTCGCTCGTTTATACAATGGCGCAGCGTACAAAGAGAATCTCTACGATATCAAGCTGACGCGATCTTATGATAGCTATGCAGCGGAGTTATCAGAAACAGTTAGCGAGGTGGCAGGATGAATAGATTTTGGATAGTTGGTGCAGTGATCATCTGCCTGTTGGCAGCATTAAGTTTCCAGCAGCTGCATATCAGAGCTATCAATGCTGAAAAAGAGACCATAACAACACAGCGTGATGAAGCCTATAAAACGGTAGATGCAATGCAAAAAGGTTTAGAAGCGCTATCCACAAACGCCAAAGCAAACCAGCTAGCGCAACAAGCCCTCAATAAACAGCTCACAGAAACTACAAATCTGGTCGATAGTCGCGACCAGGCCATTAGGAGACTAGAAGATGAAAACGAATCTTTCAAACTTTGGAGTAATACTGCTCTGCCTAATGCTGTTATCAGCCTGCAACAGCATCCCCAATTTACCAGCAGTGCAGACTATAGAGCTTGGATGTCCAAACGTGAACAGGTGCAGCCTGCCAGAGAGCAAGGCAGTAACCAACGGTGATTTGCGCCGTAAAGTAGATGCTGCCGAACGTGCTTGGCACGATTGTGCAGCTGTAGTCGATTCAATCGTTGATTGCCAAGAAAAATTAGCGGCTAGATCTGCTGAAAAAACCAAAAAATGATCAAGCCAAAATCTTTACGGGAATACTTGCAGTCTAAGGTGAAGTCTCTCAATGATCGCCCTGATGATTTTCTAACCTTCATTGAGAGTGGTCAGCTTGCATCTACGCAAGGCCCCTCTCCATCTTTTGAATATCACTACAAACTAAATTTAGTCATTCTTGATTTTAATGATCATGCCGATGTAATCATGGTGCCATTATTGATCTGGATTCGAGACAACCAACCAGATTTGCTAACTGGTGAACCTAGCAGTGGCATAGCATTTGAAGCTGAGATACTCACTAATGAAACTGCCGATATATCAATCAGCTTAAATCTAACTGAGCGCGTCATTGTTACTATTGAAGATGACGTGATACATACATATCACTGCCCAGAGCCAAAGTTAGAAGATCTAAGCGGACCTATTAATTGGGCTATGTACATAGGCGATATCATTGTCGAAACTACGCCATTGCTGCCATGAGTGATCCATTAGATCAATTAAAATCCCCTTTTCCCGGGCTAGTTGAAGCAATAAGCCCACAAGGACGGAAAAAGATAGCGCGTGATATTGCTAAAAATCTACGTGAGAGCCAGTCAAAGCGCATCGCTGCACAACAAAATCCTGATGGCACCCCCTACGCTCCCAGAAAATCTCAAGCCCGGGGAAAGTCAGGCCGAATCCGTCGCACCATGTTTGCCAAGATGCGGACGATCAAATTTTTAAAAGCAGTATCTACGAGTGATACTGCCTCAGTTCAATTCTCTGGCCGCACAGAGGAAATCGCGCGCATTCACCAATTTGGCTTGCGCGATATCGTCAATAAGAGACGCGGTTTAATGGTGCAATATGCTCGCCGACAATTATTAGGTTTCAGTAATAAAGACAAAGATTCAATCGCTGACACAGTAATAGATCACTTGGCTAAATGAGCCTTGTTCTGGTTTTATTAATCAGAACAACCTAGCGCACCTAATCCCCTGCTGTATCGGTACATTTTAAGAATGACCAATGCAGAACTCTCCCGCCTAATTGAAAACATTATCCGTAGTGGCACGATCTTAGAAGTAGATCATGCCAACGCGCTTTGTCGCGTCCAAAGCGGAGAGCTTCAATCTGCATGGCTTTCGTATTTCACTAAACGCGCAGGCACATCCAAAACTTGGGATCCTCCTACCGTCGGTGAGCAGTGCTTGATATTGAGTCCAAGTGGTGAGACAGCTGCGGGTTTGGTTCTGGTAGGCATCTATTCAGACAACTTCAATGCACCAAGTAATAGCCCTGATGAACACTTAAGAGTCTATCCAGATGGCGCTCACGTATCTTACAACCATGCAACCGGTGCATTAATGGCCACTGGCATCAAAACAGCATTAATACAGGCAGAATCAACGGTCACTATAGATTGCCCACAAACTAACTTCACAGGCGCTGTAACGGTCGATGGCTTGTTTACTTATCAAGCTGGTTTAGTAGGTGCAGGGGGCGATACAACAGCCCTCATCACTGGCGATGTGATTGCAAATGGCATTAGCCTAATAAACCACGTTCATAGCGGTGTTGAATCTGGTGGTAGCAATACAGGTGGCCCCGCATGAGTTATATCGGCATGAATAGAACTACTGGCAAGGTGCTGACCGATATCGATCATATCTGGCAGTCCTGTCGAGACATCATCACAACAAGAGTCGGTTCACGAATCACTCGACGTAATTACGGATCACTGTTACCAGAATTGATCGATCAACCAGCTAATGAAGCGAATATGTTAAGACTTCGCGCCGCAACAGTCATGGCGCTGGCCAATTGGGAACCGAGGATTGAGATACGGCAAGTTGACCAAAGTTTGAATGACCAGCAAGGTGGATTTGTTATCGACATGCAGGCTGTCCGAAAAGATGGACCGCGCGCAGGCACAAACATTTCAATCAACATCCCTATCGGTGGCCTTAAATGACTGTAGCTATCGACTTATCACAGCTGGCCAATCCAGATGTCATCGAGACCTTAGATCTAGAAGCGATCATTGATGAAAACAAAGCCTATCTAATATCGATTTTTCCGCTTGATCAGCAAGCAGAAATAACACAAACCTTGACTCTTGAATCTGAGCCTTTAGTCAAATTCATCGAACTCATGTCCTATAAAGAGATGGTCATGCGTGCCCGCTATAATGATGAGGCACGCGCATTGTTATTGGCCAAAGCAAAAGGCTCAGATCTCGATCATATTGCTTACACTTATTATGGTGGTGAGCTGCGTTTAGTCATTACTGCAGAAGATACAGAGGCAATTCCGCCTGTGGCTGAAGTGCTGGAGTCAGATGAAGACTTCCGTAATCGTGTTGCGTTGAAGCCAGAAAGTTATTCCAG